GGGCTACCCGAACTGCCTGTCCGTCATAGCCGGCAAACTGTGACAAACCATTTGGTGCGTTACGACGGTGGTACAACTCAGAAAGGGTTTCTAGAACCGCACGGTCCTTTGCCACATCTGGAACAGTTGCGCTACCGATGAACGCCTCAACCAAAGCCGTTGCCTCATCCAGGCATTCCTGAATGTATGCGTCGTCCTTGCCTGTCTTGCCATCCTTGTCTACGTACTGCTTTGCCTGTGTAAGAGTGACCACCGTCGTCACCTCCCACCGTCAGGCAATCGTTGGCTTTACGAGTGCGAGTGCATTCGTTACACCAACAGCCAATTCGCCGTAGATGCTGTAGACCTTGGTTAGGTTTACAGGGTTTTCGTCGTCAAGACGGAATGGAACGCCTGGGGTTTCCCAAGTGGTGATTGCACGGCTGGAAGCAATGAACATCGTCTTTGCGTCTAGACCGTAGTCAACGTAGACAGGGAATCCTGCAAAGCGTCCAACTAGGTTTGGAACGTCAACTGAACCGATGGTGTTTACACCGCTACCGCTGAAGCCGTCTGAAAGCGGACGGTCAGTGGAGTCAGCAAGCGTGTAAATCTGTAGCCAGACATCCCATGAAACCAAGACGAATTCAGCGCGTGCGCCCTTTGCGTTCGTCTTAATCTTCTTGACACCATCCATGACAGCTGAAAGCCAGTCCTTACCCTTTGCAGTAGAAAGAGTTAGGGATGCGCCAACCTGTGGAGTAGCAGCCGTAAGAACGTCACGTACGACATCGTTGGTGACCTCTGCGTAAGACTGTGCCTGTGCCTCAAGCGTTAGCTGTAGGAACGGAACGTCTGAACGTCGAATTGCCTGCAATGACAAGTCGGAGTATGCACCGTAAGTTTCTACTGGTGCAGATGCCGTAGTAACGGCAACCTTCATGAGTGCGAGGGTGTCACCCTCAAGCGCCTGCTTTGCGACTGCACCAGTTGTGTTGGCGTAGTCAATCTTGGCGTACTCAACAGCCATACCGGTTGGTCCCAATGGGCCACGGTTGAACAGGTTAAGAACGTCACGGTTCTGGTTGACGATGGTCAAAAGACCGGTCTTCCAGTCGTTGGCTGCGTGGGAGTTTGCAATGACAGAACCGGTGTAAACGCGGTCAAGCTTGCGTGCTTCCTGTACAGCCTCAGCCTTGCCATCAGCAAGTGCCTGGATGAAGTGTCCAGCGCTACGGAATAGGGCTGGTGCCTCGTCCTTGTTTGACTCGCCTGCTAGGTCGAGTCGTCGGGTTAGTTCCTCGTTTGCACCTTCTAGGGTTGCTACTCGGGAAAGAACCTCCTTAATTTCCTCGGACATAATGTCCTCCTTATTTGAATTTTCCTCAGCACCAGCCTCGGAATTCTGTTCGTTGCGAACAGCACTGACCTTTGCGTCTGCGTAAGCCGGAACTGTGACAACGGAAACCTCCCTAAGTAGGGCGTTGACTCGGACGGTTACACCGTCCTCTTCCTTGTCCTTGATTGGTTCGAAACCAACGGACAAGCTGTTTAGAACCTCGTCACGCATCAGCGTGTGGATTTCAGAACCCTTAGGAGTTTCTGAAATGCGACCACGAACTACGTAACCCTCGTCGGTGTCCTCACCGTGGGTCAGGATTCCGATTGGCGTTGCCAGGTCATCCCTTGAGTGTTCGTGCATCCAATAGACGGGTACGGGCTTGAAGTCACCGAAAGCGCCTCGTTCAAATCGTTCACGGATGCCCTCAGCTGGAACGTCAATCGTTACGCCGTACGGAACCGCCAATCCTTCGAATGTTCGGGCCTTGGTGTCTACAGCACGTACCTCAACGCTTCTGTAAAGCGTCATGCTGTATCACCTTCGTTATTTGGAATTGGGTTAGCCGGCTGTGGCTTGAGTGCTTCAAGCTGGGACTTTGTTAGCGGCTGTAGTCCCTCAATTTCCCTGACCTCGTTCTGTGTCAACCAGCCAGAGGAAATAGCTGTGGAGTAAGACTCGTAGCGAGTCCTGATGTCTGCACGCTGCAAGACATCGACCTTGAATCGGACAACCTGTCCACGCACCGTGAGGCTTGTGAATGCCTCTTCGATTTCGCGTAGGTACTTCATCAAGGTGTACTTGACGAATGCGGTATCAACCATTTCAAGGTTGGTGTAGGTCATGCTGTTTCCTTCAACCCCGGCCAACATGTAGGTAGCTGGGATTCCGAACAGCATTGCAATCTGCGTACGGTCAAACTGTCGTGACTCTAGGAACTGTGCGTCCTTAGGTGACAGGTACGTAGGCATGTAGGAAAGGTTTCGACCAAGAACCACAGCACCCCGGCCATTTGTGGCCTGCTGGGTGTCCCAAGCTTCCTTGTATCGGGCTGCATCAGCTGGGCTAATGTCCTGGTCTGTCTTCAAGACACCGCTAGGAACTCCACCCTCACGGAACCAGTTGTCCGCGTAGTTACGAACATCGAGTGCACCGCGCAATTCATTTTGCGCAACCTGGATTGGGCCAACACCCTTGTCATAGCCAGGTAGGCGGGTGTGCTGAAGGTGGACAATCATCCACTCTGGGTACTTCTTGCCACCCTCGTTGTAGAACTTCTTTCCGTTTTCATACGTGATGTACGTTTCGTGAGGGTTCAGAATGACGATGTTGCTGTGCTTTGCACGTGGACTCGTCTTGCCCTCAAGAAGCCAGTAGCTATTACCCGCTACGGCAAGGGAAATGATGTTCTGTTCCAGGAAGGCTGACAGGCTGATGTCTAGGTTTGGCTGGTCAATGAACTTCGGGTACGTCTGGTCAGTCCAGACGATTTCCTTTCCGTCCTTCCAAACACCCATAGATAGCTGGCTTCCAGCTGTGCTGAGGACGTTGATAGCCCTGTAGACAGGTGCAAGCCCAACTGCACGGTCTGGGCTAACAGCGTCAGAGGCAGTTGGGCTGAGGTTGACAGCACTAATTGGGTAGTTCGGGGATGCCAAGATTGGCAACTCGCTGCGAACTACCTGGGGTTCAGATGAACCAATACCGAAGTAGGAACCTAGTCTACGTAGGAATCCTTTCTGTGAGTCTGTCATTCTGTATTTAATTATCCGGCATCAGTGCAAAACTGTTGCATTACACGAACAGCTGTAGAGGAACCTCCTGGTACTTGTCTGCTGCGTATAGTCCGTAGACGGTTGCCATTACTGCATCAATGCCAATAGAACCCCCGGATTTGATGACCCATCCGTCTTGCAAGTTCTTCTTGACTGCTAGAGGCATCTGCTGAGTCAACACAGCATCGTCGTGGTGTCGTACCTGTCCCGTAGCAATCAAGGCGTAGGTAGTTTCACAGGCGTTAGCCCTGTCCTTGACCCCTCTGATGAGTTCAACCGGCATGCCGTTGTTCCGCAATTCGTCTGCGAGGTCACCCAGCTGGTACCCGTCCATGACAAATGCGTGTGGACGATGACGGTTGTACAGCGTCTTACAGACCTCAAGTAGCCACTCAAGGTTGGCCTTCCGCATGCTGGCAACCATCTGTGTGTAGTAGAACCCGTCCACCTTTGCCGTAGCCGTGATACTCGCGTATTCCCAGGATGGTGAACGGTTGATGGCAAAGACGATGCGTTCAGCGTCAAGAGGAACCTTGAAGCCTGCACCCTTTCGCCACAACTCCATTGACAACCACTGGTCAGCGTCACCGTTCTGGAATTGGTTGAACCTGTACCGGCGTGCATGGTCCTCAGGCATAGCAAGAACCCGCGCTAGTTCCTGGTCCAGGTCCAGGCGTCCGCTGGCAATGGCTGGGTTGGCGTCTAGAAGGGCCTCAGCGTCGTCCAGGCGGCATCCCTCGTCCGCGTACCACAGGAAGGCACCAAAGCGGCTGTCAGGGCTTCCTACGGCTGTCTGTGCCCTGTCCAGCAAGTTCTTGAGTAGTCCTGAGGTGTCGTCACCAGCTGTCGTGATGCCGAACACCATTGCGTCTGTCTGGGCAGAGGTACCAAGGACCATCTGTGACCACATTTCCTCGTCACAGAGGTGGACCTCATCGAACAGACACAAGGTGACTGGAATTCCATTTAGGGCATCTGGTTTGGCCGGCTTGACCTCGTACCTACCCGGCTTGTCTGTTCTGGTGATTCCTCGCGTGTGGGTTGTGGCAAGACGCTTCAGCAGCTGGGGTTCAGCATCAATGATTGCCTTGACCCGATTGAAGATGATTTGCGCCTGGTCACGAGTGGAAGCAAGACCAATGACATATGGGGCATGGTGTCTGAACATTCCCCACAAGCCCAGCACAGCACCAATGACGGACTTGCCGTTCTGGCGTGCGATGTAGACCAGTACCTCTGTGTACCTCAGCTGACCCCGTAGTTTTTCTACCGGCCAATCCAGTGGGTAGCGTTCAAGAACGTGGTCAATTAGGTCAGCCTGCCAGTCGTCCAGCTGGAACGGCTTGCCGTCAAAGTACTTGATGTATCGCTTGCAAAACTCGCGTAGCCACGGACCATCAGACAAGAAGTCTTCAGTCAGTGGCTTGGTGTAAAGCTTGGGAACGTATCGCTGGTCTGTGAACGTCACTCGCCATTCAAGAAGGCTTCATCTTCATCAACCCCGGATTCTGGGGGAGTCCCTTCTTGAAGTGCCTTGAGTGTTAGCCGGTACTGGTTGACCATCTGGGCGTTGCTGACGCCATTTGTGTCCAGCTGCACGGCCAGGTGCTGAAGCAGGGTCACAAGTGGTCGCTGTGCCTTTCCAAGGGCTGGCAAGGCCTCTAGGAACGTGTTTGTGGCCTCTACGAAGGTCTTGACCTCCTGGGCCTGGGGTGAGGTTGAAACCTCTGTATTGGCATCTACTGCCGTCTGTGTCGTATCTGTCGTCATGTGTTCCTATCCAGCCAAATGCTGGTCCTTTCTGAAAGTTTTGACCCCATTTTGTGAAAATGAAAACTGGGGCGGGGTGAAGCTGGTGCCCCTCAAAAGAATCGTCGTCTTCTGGAGGGCACTGGGGTTGTTTTGCTGAGTTTTACAACGAATCAAGCCAATCTGAGTCAAACCAGTTCGTCCTGACGTTCAATCTGTTTCCTTTGCTTGCATTGCATGTCTTGCATGATGCAACGAGGTTGGTCATGGTGTCGCTTCCTCCCTTGTCCTTAGGGATTACGTGGTCAGCTTCTGTTGCTTCCCTACCGCAGTACACACAGGTGTACGCATCACGGCGTAGGACCCTGAGTCTTAGTTCATTCCAGTCACTACCTCTGCTACTACCTTCTGCCACATGGCATACCTCCTTTCACATACCCCCGGCTTTATGTGCCTGGTTTGTTGGGGTGGGCTGTTACCCCCACCCCGCTTTGAGTGCACCCTTACTTCTTCTTGACGTGCGTAACTGTTGGTCCCTTAGTTGCCTTGTCATATAGGGCTAGTGCTGCTGCGACCGCAGTTGGGTCAGCGTTGTTGGACTTAGCCAAGTCCTCAGCCATAGCGTCATCACGTCCAATGACTACATCCTTGGTGACAGGACGCGTGCCCTTCTTCAATCCACTCAGGTCAAGGACCAGTGCAGTTACCTTGTGAGGCTGGACCTTCACTTCAATGGTTGATGTTGGGTCTAGGTCGAATGCCTTTAGCAGTGCGTCTACAGCTGCCTCATACTCTTCTGCCTTCACTTGTCTTCACCTCCCTGGGAAACCCCGGTTACCTTCCAAAGGTCTTCCTTTGTTTCCATGACGAAGTGTGGCTTTTCCTCCGTTGGAATCTTGTTTCCGTGCACGGCAAGGGACACACGCCATCCGCCATCAATCTTTTCAATCCATGCCGGGCCTACTGCCAAGATGTTGTCCCAGTCCCACTGTCCATCAGTCATTCTGTACTTCCTCCAAGTTGATAGTGTCGATTCCTTCGAACCAACCAATGTTCTTCATGTCCTGCCCACATTCCTTGCATGTGGTCGTGTCGGTACTTGCCCATAGGTCTTGGTCGCAGTACCAGACGATTGCTGTTGTGTGCTTAGAGGTCATTTGGCACCTCTAGTTCAAGGTTGTTGACCGTCTTGCGACTCTTGCGCTTAACCACGGTCTTTGTCACGAAGTCTTCAATGACGTATGGGATGTTCTTTTCCTCAAGGGACTTGGCAACCTCGTCAATTGCGTTAGCCGGCCCAGCCTGCTTCTGACTTCCGTACTTAATTACCGTCCAGCCTTCCATGCGGCTACCTCCTTTCTGAACTTGTTGTCTGTGTAGCTTTCCTTCAGCAAACCCGCGATTTTCAGCAAGGCATCAATCCAGAGGAACCCGCCAATGCCAATTCCGATGTAGATAAGCCATGTCATACGAACACACCTCTGTAGGCGTAGACGCTTCTACGGCTGACTCCTAGCTTTGCTGCAACCTCGTCAACGC